CACAGCATCAAATGGCACAGAACGCGCCCGGATAACGTCGGGTGGGACATTCCAGACTTCTCTAGATGCTTCTATCTACGGAGTAACCGTAGGCCGTGGCGCAGGTGCTGTAGCTACCAACACTGCATTGGGCGTCAACGCTCTGGCGGCGAGTAATAGTGGGACGGGCAGGAATACCGGCCTTGGTTACGCCGCTATGGCTGCAAACACGACCGGCGTGAATAACACTGGTGTGGGGCAGCAGGCTTTGACTACAAATCAAAACGGCTCTGACAATATCGCGGTTGGCTATGCTTCGCTATTCTTGAATGTGTCAGGCTCAACCAATGTTGCGGTTGGTGTTGGATCTCTTCAAAACACCACCGCCTCCAACAACACTGCGGTGGGCCATCAATCTTTGACTTCTAATCTTAGCGCCTCCAACAACACTGCTTTTGGTTATCAGGCGGGGTATGCAAACACTACAGGCCGCATAGTTGCAGTTGGCTATCAAGCTCTTGTAAACAGTACAACTGCCTCTGCAAATACGGCTGTTGGTTATGTAGCATTGCAGGCTAATACCACCGGTGCGGCCAACACCGCAGTTGGGGATCAGGCGCTTAACGCCAACACCACTGCCTCCAACAACACTGCTGTTGGGTATCAGGCGGGATATAGCAATACGACGGGTACTGATCTAGTTGCTGTTGGCTACCAATCTGCCAACAACGTCACAACAGGCGCGGGCAACGTGGCAGTTGGTTCGGAAACATTGCAAGCGGTTACCACTGGCTCTGACAACATCGCGATTGGTCGGTTTGCCTTGGAGTCAAGATCGACCTCAAGCACCGGCAACGTTGCGATTGGTTATGCCTCGCAGGTGGCTGCGGGGGTTGCTTCATACAACACATCTGTCGGGTATTCTGCCCTGCGACTTGTCACTACTGGCGCAAACAATGTTGCGGTTGGCACAAACGCTCTCTACTCCAATACCACCGCCTCCAACAACACCGCTGTGGGGTATGAGGCAGGGTATAGCAATACGACTGGAACCGAAAATACTGCTGTCGGTTATCAAGCCTTCCATGCAAACACAATAGGCAACTACAACTCGGCGTTTGGGTATACCGCGCTTAAATCCAACACAACAGGTAGTTTTAATACCGCTACTGGGCGCGAGGCGCTTTTCTACAACACAACCGGTGGGAATAACACAGCCGATGGTTTTGAGGCCCTTTTCTACAACACAACCGGCGCAAATAACACGGCAGTGGGCTTTTCGGCCCTTGTCAACAACACCACCGCCTCTAACAACACTGCTGTAGGTTATCAGGCGGCTTACTCAACACAAACTGGAAGTAGTTGCGTTGCCATTGGTTATCAAACCCTATACAACAACACCGGGGGTGATAATGATGCTGTTGGCAACCAAGCAATGTACTCAACAACCACGGGAAACGTAAATGCGGCATTTGGTCAAAACGCAATGCGTGCTAACACCACAGGTTCATCAAATGTAGCAATTGGTTCAAGCGCACTGCGCTTCAACACCACCGCCAGCAACAACACCGCTGTTGGTTATCAGGCGGGGTATAGCAATACTACTGGTGCCGACAACATTTATGTTGGCGTTCAGGCTGGCTATACAAACACGACATCAAGCCAAAACACGGCAGTTGGCAGGGTCGCTCTTTATAACAACACGGGGGCAAGCAATTCGGCGTTTGGTTACGGCGGGTTGTCCGGAAACACAAGTGGAGCAAATAACACCGCTGTTGGCGTACAAGCCCTCAACGCGAACACCACAGCCTCCGACAACACTGCTGTGGGGTATCAGGCTGGGTATTCGCAAACCACCGGCGGTGGTGCAAACGTATTTATCGGCAAACTTGCCGGCTTCGGCATCACTACAGGCTCTGTAAACACTTTCGTCGGGACAAATTCCGGCGACGCAATGACGACCGGGACAAAGAACGTCATCCTTGGCCGTTACTCCGGCAACCAAGGTGGCCTCGATATCCGCACTGCCAGCAACTACATCGTGCTGTCTGATGGGGATGGGAATCCTCGTGTGTACCACGATGGAAGTCAACTTGTGGTCGATAAGCCGCTGACCACGGGATTGACCAAGCGCACAGTCTTTTCTTTCAACAGGCAAACTGAGTACATTAACGGCATTCGTTTACGCACCCCGCTTGGGTACGTTAATGACGGTTTTTATCAAGTAACCCTGAGGGGCTACCATTATCGAAAAGGCGCTTCCGCCGACCTAACGGTTTGTTGGTACGGTTATTCTGTTTTTGGGTATCCAATTGCCCTTTCCGTCACAACTAGCGGAGGCTGGTCGCCGACGGTTTATTTAAAAAATAACGGCTCTGGTGGTACTGACATTTACTTTGGAATTGATGATTCCGATGGTTATTATCTGTTTGGAGATGTGGATGTTACCTCTATAAGCGCTATCCCCACCTCTGGCTGGTCTGTCGATGACACTGCTTATACCAGTGGCGGGGTGGATGTTCCATATGTGCAACAGATTGGCAAAGCAGCGGGTCAGGTCGGACAGGGAACAGATGCTCGCCTGTATGTGACCAAGGGCATCACTTTCCCTGCCACCCAAAACGCATCCTCCAACGCCAACACGCTGGATGACTATGAGGAGGGGTCTTGGACGCCTACTACTTCTGCTAGTGGTGTGACACTGACGAACTTCAACTCGTACTACACAAAAATTGGACGACTGGTTCATGTTTATGCTTATGTGGAAGTGAACAATTCTGGTGGCACGCTTGCTGGTATTACTTGGACGGGGCTTCCATTTGCTGCGCTTAGTTATGCTCCTGCCCTGCGCTACTACAAAGCAGGCACTGGAAGTGCAAACACGCAAATCTGGGCGTCGGATAGTTACACTGAATCTGGTGCGGCTCAAATTGTTGACAACAATGATATTGGCTCTGGGATCAGCGCGATCATGATTTCGGCAACCTATTTTGTTTCGTAAGAGGAAAACACATCATGGCTCAATTTGAAGAAGTCACCTACATCTCCGAGTTCAACATCCAGCCCAACGGTTGCATCGGTGTTCGCAAGACCACCGATATCCTGAAGGACGGCGTTGTCATCTCGTCAACTTACTGGCGTTGCGTCCTCGTGCCCAACGACCCACAGGCGGCAACTGTTCTGAACGAACCGTACTACCTTAACATTGCCACCTACGCTTGGAGCCAGCCATCGCCCCAGCCGTATGACCCTAACCCGCCAACTCCCGGAGTTTGAACATGAGCGCAACATTTCAGTGGGCCTGTGAGTGGATGCAGACTACTCCCACCGATGCCGACCCTGCTAAAGCCGTACTCCAAGTAGGCTGGCGGTGTAACGGTACGCAAGACATCTATTCTGGTACTGTCTACTCGACCTGTTCACTCCCGCCTGCTGATCCGGCTTCGTTTACACCTTACGCAGACCTTACTCAAGACCAAGTTCTTGGTTGGATCTGGGCTAACGGGGTAAATCAGGCGGCGACAGAAGCGGCTGTGCAGCAGCACATCGATAATCAGATCAACCCGCCTACCATTCAACCTCCGCTCCCATGGAGCCAAGCATGAACGAAACCATGACCCCCGAACAGATTGCCAAGCACTACTATGCTGCGCTCGATAGCGTAGCGCTAATAAACGGCGGTAAGCAGGAAGGCATGACCGACGAAGATTGGGCCGACTGCCTAAGCCGCAACAAAGAGCATCTCCGTATCATGATCGCTAAAGACTTCTGGACGACGGAGGATCTTAGCCCGTTGATTAGCGCGGCGGCGTAAGTTGTGCTTGACCCGGTTACCCTGCTGGCTACCGCCACGACCGTATTTAACGGCATTAAGAAGGCTGTTCAGTTAGGTCGAGAGGCGCAGGACATTTTCGGCCAGTTGGGTAAGTGGGCGGGCACGGTCGCCGACCTACAAGAGTGGATTAACACCGAAGTCACGAAGAGGCCGCCACTCTTTAAGAAGCTAATCTTTAAGGAATCGGCAACGGCAGAAGCGTTTAACGCCTACGCCGCGCAGGTAAAGATCCGAGAAATGGAAGCGGTGCTCTACCATTGGTTTCACTACGGGGAGCTTCAGCATCTAGGCCGGGACGGCTATCTTGATTTCATGCAGATGCGGCGCAGGATCAAAGAGCAGAGGGAGAAGATGGTCTACGAGCAAATAAGACGGCGTAAACGGTTCATTCGGAATACTTCTGACGCTATCTTTATCTGTGTAGTAGTCGCTACCGGCGGGCTAATCCTCTTCCACATTGTTAAGTTTATGGTCGACCGCTGGCCGTCTAGCTAGACTGCGTGCGGACTTCAAGAGTAGAATCTAACCGCCATTTGGCTAAACGAGGGATCACATGAATCTGAAAATCGAGCTTACGGTTAACGAAATTAACATCATTATGGCTGCTCTCGGCAAGATGCCGCTCGAGTCGGTTGTAGATGTTTGGGCGAAGATTCGCGCTCAGTGTGAGCCGCAGCTTGCACAGGAAGCGCCTGTAGAGGAGTAGAGATGGCGGGCCTTGTCGTTGTAACTGCGCCAGCGGTCGAGCCAGTAACGGTCGACGAGGTTATTAAGCATCTCCGCCTCGACGCCGATACGGACGAGGGAGAGGTAGAGTCATACATTCAAGCCTCTCGGGAATGGTGCGAGAACTACACCGGCAGGGCTTTTATTAATCGAACTCTTCGCCTCTCTATCGACGGGATCGATGAGGTCGATATCCCTCTATGGGAAGGGTGGAAAACGGGGCCGGATATCTCTCTACGAAAGCGAGATATCCTTATCCCGAAGCCGCCGCTGTCCTCGGTGACAAGCGTTACGACCTTCGACGACGCGGATGCCTCGACGGTATTTGCTTCGACGAAATATTATGTCGATAAGGCGCGAGAGCCGGGGCGAGTATTCCTGCGAAACGGCGAGACATGGCCGACCGCGCTACGAGTAAGTAATGCGGTAGAGATCGTTTACGTTGCCGGATATGGAGCGACGGCGGGGTCGGTTCCCGCTTCGATCGTCTTTGCGATTAAATCGTTAGCCGCTTGGCTGTACGAGCATCGAGGCGAAGAGCCGCCGGAAAAACTCCCCGCGAATATCGCTCTACTCCTTCAGCAGTACCGCGTGCTATCCCTTTCCGACCCCTTCTATAACGGGTATCGCGCCGCATGATCGGGCAGATGCGTCATAGGGTAACGATCCAATCCGAGAGGCGGACGACGGATACGGACGGCTCTGCCGCGCTTCGCTGGTACGACGACGTGCAGGTTTACGCTGCGATTACACCAAGGGCGGGAGCGGAATCCTTTCACGGAATGCAGATCGAAGGGCGGGTAACGCATGAGATTACGATTCGCTACCGCGCTGACGTAACGCCGAAGAAGCGTATCTACTGGAATAGCCGAGCCTTTAACATTCGAGCCGTGCTTAACGTAAACGAGCGAGATCGCTGGCTTAAGATCGCCGCCGAGGAAGGGGTCGCGACATGAGACTTACGACTCGAGGGCAGCTTCGGTTTCGAGCGCGAGAGATCGATAAAGACTATGAGCGGGCGGCAAAGCTTGCGGTATTTCAAGGGACGGCGCTGGTACGAAACAGCGTAATCGATATGCTGCAACGCTACCCTAAGACGGGGGCGCTCTATAAGAAGGGCGGCAAAACGCATAGGGCATCCGCGCCGGGCGAGCCTCCGGCGACGGATACCGGGTTTTTAGTACGCAATGTATACTCGAACATCGATAGCGATGGGCTAGGCGGGTCTGTTGAAAGCCGCGCTCCTTATAGCTCTTATCTAGAGTTTGGGACGGCGACGATGGCAGCAAGGCCGTTTATGTTCCGCGCCTTAGAGATGAACAAACCGAAGATTCGGGCGCTGTTTAAGAAGCTGCGATGAGCCTGCATTCGTTTAATGTCGCGACCGCGATCTATTCGCGCCTAACAGGCGACGCGACTCTGACCGGGCTAGTCGAAGGCATCTACGACGATGTGCCGCAGGACACCGCCTATCCATACGTTGTGATCGGCGAAGAGACAACGGTAAATAACGGATCAAAAACGCTAGACGGGCAGGAATATACGCTTACGCTGCACGTTTGGTCGAGATACCGAGGGTTTAAGGAAGTTAAACAAATTATGGAGCGAATCTATACTTTGCTTCATAATTACAACCTTAGTGCGACCGGGGCGTCGGTTGCCAATCTTCGGCAGGAATTCACGTCTACATTGATGGACGCTGACGGTCTAACGAGGCATGGGGTCATTAGATTCCGCGCTGCGGTGTTTGACGCATAGGGGTAAATCATGGCGGCACAAAAAGGCGCTTCGCTCTTGCTAAAGATTGGGAACGGCGCAAGCCCCGAGGTCTTTACGACTGTCGGCGGGCTACGCTCGACTTCGATTACGATGAACGACGAAGCGGTCGACGTAACGAATAAGGATAGCTCGGGGGTTCGAACGCTACTCGCGCAGGGCGGAGTAACGTCGTACTCAATCTCCGGCTCCGGCGTGTTTACTGACGCCGCCTCCGAAACGACCTTGCGGTCAAAGTTTAACGCCGCGTCGTTTGCAAACTTTCAGGTTATCGTGCC